CGATGATGACCTGGAACATCGAGTGCACTGCATTCGCGGGCGCTGTGTACATCGCCACCGGGCTTGTCGCGCCGAACGCGAGGCTGGTTGTGTCGACCACCAGCTTGTCGGCGCCTGCGGCGATCGTCGTCCACTGCAACGTGACCACGTTGCCGGCGAAGCTCGCGACGGTCAGCGCCTGTCCTATGCTCGGATCGCCGCTCGGCAGAACCATCGTCAGCGCATGCGTCATGCCCGTGCTCGGGCGGCGCAGCGTGTATGTCCAACTCGTCCCCGCGCCGCTCGCCTGCTCATTGAGCACGAGATCGTCGCCGGTGATCGCGGCGAGCAGCATGCGCATCTGCGTGTAGGCGCTGTCAGCGGCATTTCGTGCCTCGACAGCACCCGCGTTGTTCTTCACATTCGGGCCGCCGATCCCGAGTTGAATTTTCGAGAAAACGGTACCGAGAAGATCGAGGAAACGGCCGGCCATGTTGCCACCTTGTCAGTCAGGTAGGTATTGCAGGATCAAGCGCCCAGCGCCCTGCGTTGCACCGCTGCCAGGCGTGATCGAGAGATGCACGCCTTCGCCGGCACCCAAGTGGATGTCCGGTGTGTTCTCGAACTCCTGCATCGCGGCTGGATCGCTGTAGCCGGCTGGCATCGCCGCATCAGGCTGCGCGGCGGTGCCAACCACGATCGCCGCATCGACGCCATCGAAGGGCGTGTCGATGATCAGGCGCACATACGTCAGCAAGCCGGGAGAATCCGGCGTCCACACCGCATGCGCGGCGTCGCCGAAACTGAAATGCATTGCCGGTATTGTTCCGCCCGGCTCGCCCTTCGGCCCCTGCACGCCCATGCCGCCGCCGGTCTTCACCGTGGTGTCGCGGCGCACGACGTCCACTGGCGCGTTCGATACCTTCACCAGCGCCTGCGTGCGGTGGTCTGCGATCTCCGCCGTCGTGCGGCGATCCAACGTCACACGCTGGGATACTCCCCCGCTGATCCCCACGCGCGTGCTGCCGCCGCGCACCGTCACCACGGTGCAACTCACAGCGTCGTCGCCGGCAGGAACACCGGCTTCCCGGTCACCAAAGGTATGGCGTAGCCCGTGTTCTTGTTCACTAGCACGATCGACCACAGCAACTTGGCTTTCGCGTTGCTCGGGCTGATCGCATCGAGGTCGTCCACGTCAACGCGCAACGTGATCGTCCCGTCTGTCGGATCCGCGATCGTGAACGCCTCCACCACCGGCCATGCCGGCGCGGTGCCGTAATAGCCCGCGGTGGTGATCTCCATCACCGGATAGGTCAGCGGCACACCGGCCGCCACCACCGGCACCACCGCGCGCAACTGCGCCCGCACGTCGTAGCCCGTCAGGTCGACAGGCGAACCGTTCTCGTCTTCCAGCAGAATCGATTCTTCCCACGTCACCCCCAGCGGAACCGCGGGGCTGTACTCGCCGAAGCTGCGTGCCATGGCCTACCAGTAGTAGCTTTCGGATTCGTCGACATGGTCGACGGCCAGGCGGCGCAGCATCTGGATCGTCGGCCGCGGCCCGTACTCGGTTTCGAACGCGGCCAAGTGCTGCGCGCTCTTCTGTTCGTCCAGCAGCTCGGCATCCTTGTTCGTGTATGCCTCGCTGCACACCCAGTCCACCAGCCTGCGGTGATACTGGTCGGGTATTGCCGGCTCGTCGGCGTCGCTGTCCATCTGCTCGGACTCGAGCGGATGCCGCCACACCGTCAGCCGAATCGTGCCCGGCGCGGTTGGGATCGGATGCAGCACCACGGCGCGCTGGTCGAAGTCCTGCACCGCGATATGCGGCACCGGCCCGGTCAGCGATCGCCAGTGCGGATAGCGCCGATCGAGTTCATCGAACGAGCGGCGCTCCAGCGGCCGCGCGCGCGTATCGCCCACGCTGCCGAGCCATTCCGCTCGCCGCATCACGATCACGCTGGGGTGCAATGCGTACGTGGCTTGACCAGCCACCACCGCAATCTCCGCCACGGCCGGCGTGGTGGAATCGACCAGGAACCGCGCACGCAGGTTGGCTTCCTGCACCGCCTCGTTGAGAGCATCGTTGAGGAAGTCATCCGACCACAGGTAGGGCTCTACCGTGTCGTCGAGCTTCACCCGAGTACGAGTGCGCAGTTCCGATCGCTTCATCGCGTCACGCCTTCAGCGCCGCGCGCAGGGCCTTCACGTAGGTCGGGCGTTCGTCTTCACCCTTCGCGCATTCCAGTTCCAGCGCCGTACTCAGCACGATGGGGTTGGCCGACGAAACCGCCTCTTTGAAGGCCTTCAGCGGCAGTTCGAGCAGCGCCTTTGCGCCGGGAGAATCCGCCGCCGGATTGCTCTCAATCGCGCCCACCGGATCGGTGGTCGAAGGTTCCGCCGCTGTGTGCGTCAGTTCTTCCGGCGGCGGCGGGACAATCTCGGCGTTCGGCGTGGATGCTGGTGTCGCCGTGGCCTGCGGCTTCGCCAACACCTGCGCCGCCGCGTGCGCGGCCTCCACCGTCGTCTGCGCCTCGCTGATGTAGTAGCCCTCGGCGATCGCCAGCAGGCGCTGCTGGTGCTTCGCGTTCGTCACCGTGGCGACGTGCTCGGAATGCGGATTGCCCGCATCCACGGGGCGAAAGAAATAGGTCGTGAAAGTACCGTCGTCGTTGGGCAGTTCCACCGGCGCCTTCGGGCGCTTGAAGTAGCTGCCAATCAGCAATGCAGGCATGTTCGTCTCCGTGTTGGAAAGGCGCCGGGCGCCGAAGCGCCCGGCTTCAGGCTCAGAAGCCCGGGTCGTACACCGCGAGATCAACCACGATGTTTCCACCGGCCACGGTCGGCGCCGTGCTCAGGTTCAGATACACCGCGCGATTCGTGGTCGCCTTGCCGATGGTGTCGATCACCGCCGCGGAAGCGACGGCCGCCTGCTTGAACGTGCTCGCCGTCACCGCGTAGGCCGATGCGATCTTCGTCGCGGTGGTATCCACGAACACGTCGAACGTCATCGCACCGGTGGCGCCATCGGCGATTACCTGCGACGCCGGCGCGTGGATGCGGCAGTTCGCCGGCAGGTAACCGATCAGCACTTGGTCGGCGTCGGTCTTGGCCGTTACCGGCCAGACCAAGCGGTTGATGACAAGCTCGCCAGCGCGATCCGGCACGCGGATGCTGTTGGCGCTCTGGAGTGTTTCGATAGCCATGATGACTCTCCGTACAGCGAAAGGAAGGCGCCCGGGGATTGCGCCCCGGGCGATTCACGCGATGGGTCAGTTCGGATCGGCCGCCGCGGTGTCCAGACTCAACATGCCGAAGTCGACACCGTTGAACTGGTTCTTCTTGATGCCCACGATCGCGCCGGCGCAGATCTCGATGTCGTTGCCGTGGTCGAGTTCCTTCTCGCTCCACGACATGCGCAGGCCATCGCCCGGCGAGCCATACGCGCACACCAGCGACTGGCGGCCGAGGAACAGCGCGCGCGCCGCCGCCACATTGCCGCCGGCACCGTAGTCCGCGTAGCGCGTGATGGCCTTGTGCTTGTGCAGCACCGTGCCGCCGATCATGCCCTCGCCGCCCTGGAAGATCGGGTTGTTCCGGCCTTCCGCCGCCGCTGCGGCCTTCTGCACGTCCATCCAGCCATTCGTGTCCGTGCTGGTCTTCAGGCTGTGGAACTGCCACGGGTGCATCACGCACACGTTGTACTCGCCACCGGCAATGCGGATCGGCTGGATCTCGGCCACGTCGGTCGAACCACCGCCGATCGTCGCCACCTTCGTGTTGGCGCGCTCGATCACCGCGCGCGTCATCACGCCCGCCGCCGTCACCGTGGCCTTGCTGGTGCCATCGCCGTACAAAATGTGACCGGCATCCGGCTGCTGGAACGCGTTGTTGGCGCGGCCGGTGTAGCCGAGCGGGGTGTTGTAGTCCGGGTTCACGCCACGGCCGCCGCTGCCGTACATGAAGAACTGCTCGTCGAACCAGCGCGCGAAGTATTCCTTCAGGCGGTTGCGTCCGATCTTGCGCAGGTCGTGCACGGTGCGCTTGCGTGTCATGCGGCCACCGCACGACACCGCCTTGCGCGCCTGGTCGATGTAGACCTTGTCCGACGCAAAGCGCAGCTGCTCGCCGGTACCCTCGGCCTTCGCATCGCCTTCGATGGTCTGGCCACCGATCTGCATGCTGAGGTCGTACTGGATCTGCTCACCGGCCTCGCGCTCGAGGTCGGTCAGCATCATCACCGGCATGGTGGTGTCTTCGCCGGCACCCATGTACTTGCGCTGCCAGTAGCTCTCGCGGCTGATGGCAACGACAAGATTCGAGCTCCACAACTTGACGGCTCGCGCGTCATTCAAACCAACGACAGTGCTCATAAATCCTCTCGGGGATCGATGGCACTTCTGCGCCGGATGGAATGCCGCGCACTTGTGCGCGCGGAGAACGATTCAGGGTTTCGGCTTCAGCGGCCCGCCGGGTGTCGAAGGCCGTGGCCGCGGGATGTCGTGCAGGCTGGGGCGCGCATCGCGCGCGCGCAGCACGTGCACCGGCTTGGCGCTCTCCACGGCAACGCGAGTGCGCCGGCCGGTCTTCTCGGTGATTCGAATCTGCGCGCCGCTTTCCGGCGGAACGACCAGGATGTCGCCCGGATCGAGATCGAGATGCAGCGCCATGCAGTCCTCAGTCGGCGAACGCACCCGGCAGCGAACGCAGAAGCGCGTCCGCCTGTTCCTCGGATTGCGTTGCCATGAACGCCTCGATTTCCATGATGTTGTCACTTCCCGCCAGCGTTTCCGCCGTGGTCTTCGCGCCGCTCGGCGCCGCGGCCGGCGCCTTCGCGAGTGTCGGCGGTACGTTGCCGAGCGGCGGCGCCTGATTCGGCTTCGGTGGCGCCGCGGCCGGCGCTTCAGGCACCGGCGTGGTGCTGATGCCCAGTGTCTGGAATAACCGATCACGGCCGCCGCTCAGAATCTCCCAGTCAGCCAACGTGCGACCTGCCTCAGCGGCTTCCGTCACCGTGCGGTTCATCATCGTCTGCCACAGGTCTTTCATTTCCGGCGATCGCAGCAGCGCGGCGTTTTCCGGCAACTGCAGGAACGCGCCGACATTCGCGCGCCACCCCTGTTCCGCCAGTTGTTCGGCGATCGTCGCCTGCGCGTTGTAGAGCGTGCGCGCCTCGACGATGCCTTCACGTGCTTCCTCGTACGCGTCGTCATCGATCGTGCCGGCTTCGTACTGCGCCTTCAGTTCCTTGATCTCGGCAGCGAAGTCGCGTGGCGCGCCGGGCGTGATGGTCGGCGTAAACACCGGACCTGCCGTGCTCACCGGCGTCGATGCGGCACCATTGCTGGCGGAAGCATCAGCGCCCTCGGCCGCTGCAGCGTCCGCGCCTTCCTCTGCAGCGGCAGCGACGTCATCGGCAGAAGCGCCGGCACCTTCATATTCATCGCCCGCTTTCGCGGCAGTTGCCGCATCGCTGCCGGCGGGCGCTTCCACGGCATTGCCGTCGTCGTCGAACCCGTCGCGCGCGGCGATCTCTGCCTCGGTCAGATCCGGATCGTTGCCGGGAAGCTGGTTGTCATTGCCCTGCGCCATTGCTGTTCTCCGTGTTCGGTGGTGTGCCTTGGTAGAGTCGATCCGCCGCCGGTGCGAGCGGCAGCAAGATCTCGATCAGGCGCGCGATGTCGAGCGCCTTGCCCTTCGAATCCAGTTGCAGCGCCTTGGCCTTAGCCAGCGTTTCGGAGGCCTTCGCCTCATCGAGGCCGAGCTTCGCGAACCGCTCGCGCTGCTGCAGATCGCGTTCCTGCTGATCCGCCTCGGCCCTGGCCTGCGCCTGCGCCTGCTGCTCGGGATCGTTCGCGCTCTCCGGGTCGCTCTGCCCACTCATCGAGCGGATGCGCTTCACGATCTCGTCGCGCTGTGGCATGTCGGTCATCTCGACGGCCAAGTCGAGCAATCCGATCTGCACATTCGGCGGCATCGTCTTCAGCATGTCCATGAACTGCTCCGCCTGCGCGGCGCGCACAGACTCGCGGAAATCGATCTGGTCGACGACGAAATCCGCGTCGTCCTTCGTGATGTCGTTCTTGATCTTCCACTGGCCGTCGACCAGCTCGGGCTGGTTGATGTCCACCCAGTCCATTGCGGCGCTCGGCCCGTCGCCGGTCACGCGAATCTGCATCGGCAGCGTCATGTACTGTTCCGACAGCGACAACAGCTTGCTGCCATCCAGCTGCACGGCCAGGCGCAAGTTGTCGAACAGCTCCGCTGTGGTGACGGAACCTTCCTGCTGTTTCGCGTAGATGGCCCGGCCGCTGGTCGCGTTGGTGTCGCGCCCCAGCATCTCGCGGTTCACGCCGCTGCCGTCGTGGATGTGCGCGGCGTCCTGTTCCAGAAGCATCGTCTGCGCCTGCGCGAGCTCGATGTTGCGCTCGATGCGCACCCGGTTGTTCGACAGAGCGCCGTCCTTGAACTCCACCACCCCGTTCGGCTTGGCGAGGTTGCGCTTCAGGTCGCCCATACGGTCCGGATCGACCGCACCAGCCTCGTGCAGCAGCTGGTTTGACGACAGCAGCCACAGCATCTTGCTGCGGCGCTTGTTGTAGTCGTCCTGCGCATCGCGGATACCGCGGATCACGCCATACGGCACGCCATCCCGGCTACGGCGTTTGCCCCAGATCGGCGTGAACGGGAACCCGCCATGCTTGAACGGGCTGATGCCGCGGTACAGGCAACCGCCCGGCACCCAGATGTGCACGCGGATGTCCTCGGTCACCGCATCGCTCAGGCTGGCGTAGCCGTTCGCCACGGCCTCAGCCATGTCGCGGTTGTTCGGATCGAAGTGGTCGCCGTTGAGGTCGATGCCCCAGATGCGCTGCACCCGGCGCGGCTGCCGGAACCACGTCTCCGTGGTCGGCACGCGCAAGCGATGGGTGCTGCCGACGATCGGCAATGCCCCCGCCCAACGCCGCTGCACGATCTCCGCGCCTCGGCTGTCGTAGCGCCGGAAGTTCTGCGGCAGATCAAGGTTGTCGACCGCCCATTCCTCTTCGCCGAACAGGTGCGAACGGCTCGCCTGACGCAGCACATCCTCCCGCCCTGGGAAGTGCTCCAGTGCGTAGTCGAGATCGATCCACTTGCGCCGATGCAGGTAGCGGCAATCGTCCAGGTCGAGCGAGCGCGAGAACGGATCCCACTTCATGTGCTGCCACGGCACATAGGCGTGCAGCACCAGCTCCTGGCTCATGTCGCCGCGCAGGCTTTCTTCCATCCAGCCCACACCACCGATCGCCGCGTCCTTGAAGGCGCGCGAACGGTTGAATCCAATCCGGTTGGTATCGCTCTGATACTTCAGCAGCTTCGTCTTCGTCGCTGCCGAGTCCACCGACTCCTTGCGCTTCGGGTTCACCTGAAAATCGATGCGCGTGCGGCGCTCGGTGCCGGTGATCCAGTCGATGGTCAGCGCGCACTTGTTGAACACCAGCGGCGCCTGCCCCCGCTGCAACATCTCCTGCTTTTCCGCATCCGACCACTGCAGGTGATCGTTGTAGTCGTGGTCCAGGGCCATCTGGCTGAAGCACTCGGCGAGTGCGTCCGTGCTTTCGCAGTACCAGTCCTCGACGCGGCGCAGCTCGGCAATCGCCTCGTCGCTGTCGAAGGCATGGGCTGGAGCGGGTGCGTCCTGCCCATCCGTCACTTCGTGCCCCAACGGCAGCTTGCCGGGCGGCTCGGTGACGATGGCGATGTCGGTCATCGAATGCGTTCGCCGTCCACGTAGAATTTCACGTTGTAGCGGTCCAGTTCGGCCTGGAATTCCGCTGCGGTCTTGCCCGGCGGAGGCGCAAGGTTCTTCACGTCGTCCGCGAACTCAAGGATCGCGTCATGGATTCGGTGCCGATACTCCGGCACGTCGAACCCGTACAGCGCCACGCTTGCATTCGCGAGTCGACCTTCCATGTCCTCGTAGCGCTCGAAGCGCCCGCGGTCCTTGTCCTCGGGCCGGAAGATCCACAGGTCGCGCAGCGGCAACAGGTACGCCGGCGATCCCCCCTCGTTCACCTTGCGGTGTTCGTTGCGCAGGTACAGCGCCGCGTGCTCGTCGTGGTCCTCGGGGAACTGCACATGCGTGAGGTAGACGGTCAGGTCGCCCTTGCGACCGCACCAGCTGAATCCGCCACCATCGCGCAGGCTCATTCCAAGTCCTCGGGCAGCGCTGCCAGCGTTTCGTCCAGCTTCGCGCGCAACGCTTCGGCCGCCTGCTCGCGGCTGTAACCGAGTCTTGCGGCGACGGCGTTGTCGTTCTCGCCACCCGGCAGATACGTCGCAAGCTCCTGCACCCCGAGCAACCGTTCGCGCAGCGCGCCGATGCCATCGGCCGCCACCACATCCTCGCGTGCCTCGCCTCCTTCAATTGGCGGTAGGCTGCGGATTGCCTCAATGCGGCAACCGTTATTCACGTGGCGCTCGAACACGCCGTTGCCGGCGGTGCCGTCCAGCAGATCGGTCGCGTACTCCAGCAGCGCCGCGGCCATCGCGAGCTTTGCATCGTCGCTCTCTTGGGCGATTCGCTGCACCACCAGCGTCAACGTGACGGTCCTCATCAATGCCGCACCTGGCTGGGCATGCCGCTGCGAATCGCCTTGGCCAGCGTCGCATTCACCTGCTCGACATTGACGGCGATGGTCTCGACCGTCTTGCGGCAGGCGATCTCTGTCAGCTCGGCGGAACCGAAGTGATCGATCACCGCGTTGTGCGGGTTCTCGGGCTGTCGAAGCATGAAGGTAAGCGAGCACAACCGGCCCGCGCGCGCTTCACCGCGCAGAGCATCCAGCAGCGCCAGCCAATCGGCCTCGCTCGGGTTGTCCTTGTCGATCCTGTCATCGCTCATCAATTCGTCTTCCAGTTCTCGGCGCGCTCGCGCCGCTCGCCCTGCCGCGCCGGCCTGTCGCCTTGGAAGGCCTGGGCCATTTGCCGAAACGCGTCGGCGCCGTGATTGGTCCAGTCCCTCAGCGGCGTATCGCGGAAGCTCTGGGTCTGCTCGTTGTATTCCTTGCGGAAATTCTTCAGCGCATCGATACCACCGCGCCGCGGGCCACCCGGTACCGGAGGACCGCACAGCAGCGCATCGAAGCGGCATCGGTAGAGCACGCGCCGTACCATGTCGATGCCTTCCAGCTCGTTCTGGATGCGCGGCACCACCACGATCGGCTTCGTCCCCAAGTCCTCGAGGATCTGCTTGCGCGTCTTGTTGTCGCCGGTGCCCACCCACTCGGTTACCTCGATGTCGTGCGGCATGTAGTGCTTGCCGTACACGTAGTCCCGATCCGCCTGGAACTCCTGCAGCTTCTTCGCGAAGTGCGCCGACTGCTCTCCGCTCGCCTCGTAGTAGGCGATGAAGTCGTACCAGCCGCCGTTCTCCTGCATGAACCAGATCGCGGTGGCATCACGCCGGCCGATATCCCAGAACGTATGCACCGGCACGCCAGGTCGATGCGGGAATGCACCGATCCGTCCGTCGGCCTCTGCCGATTCCAGATGCCGGCCGTAGTACGCACCCTCCACGCTCGCCTCGAAGGCTTCCTTCGGCGTGCTGGGGTACTCGCGCTTCATGTGCTCGCGCTGTTCCACCGACTTCTTCACGTACCACGCCCGGCTCGCGCGCGTGATCGCGACGTCGAGCTCTTCCTCGAGCTTGTCGAAGTAGGTTTCCATCACCGGCGTAATCGGCACGTCGGTTGGATCCATCCGGCTCAGCAGGTCGTGAAACCAGCCGAAGAAATGGAACTTGTAGTCCAGCGTGGTCAGCTTGGCCTGACCGGCGCGCACCAGCCGGTCGTAGTCCATCGCCAGCTTGCAGCGTTCGTAGAAATCGCCAGCGGCGCCGTACGCCGTCGACTCGATCACCACGATGTTGCCCGGCGCTACCGTGTTCAGCGCGCCCGAAGCCACTTCCTTCGCGCGCTCCGGAAACATCGCGCACATTGGCCCGTATTCCGACACGTGCAGAAACTGCAGCGTGCCACCGCGGTGCGATACCGACACCTCGATGCTGCTGCCGTTGGCCAGCTCAAGCACGCCCTCGCGCATGTCCCGCCGCACGATCGGCCGCGCCTTCTTCAGCCAGTCCGGCAGGTTGTCGTAGGCGTAGAGCACCTTCTTGCGGAAGAAGCTCGCCGCGTCGCCCGCGGTGTGCGCCACGATGCCGCACCGGCAGTTCGCCCGGAACAGCGCCATGTCCAATGCGCGGATGCAACCCCACGTCGTCACACCGTGCTGGCGCGACTTCAGCACCAGGTTGAGATAGTGAAGCTCGTCGTCCAGCTGGGTCTGCACGGCGTTCGGCGTGAACGTCTGCTTCTGCCCCCACTTGTCGACGATCTTGTAGAGGTTATTGAGCCGCCACCACCGATCGGTCAGGCGATCGAGGATCCGGTCGCGGTCCAGCGGGGAAATGCTCACTCACCCTTGCCCCGCCCTCGCGCAGTACCGATCCCCGTATCCGCCCCTTCCACTTGGTCGATCAGCGCGGCGACCACTTCGTGCTCGTGCTGCACGGGCTTTCCATCCTTGCCCGTCACCTCGACCTTCGTCTTGAACAAACCCAAGTGCTGCCCGAGCCGTTCGAGTGCGGGTACCTTTGGATGCAGCTTCAGCTTCTTCGTCAGCCCGATCTGCACTCGGTCCTCGCCCTTCCCGGCGAATTCCTCGAATACCTCAAGGCTCATTACCGCCGCGGCGCTGTGGTCATCCCACTGCTCGACCGGTTTGATTCCGCCATCGCCGCTCAGTACTCGGCGCGGATCGAAGAAGGCGACGCGCTGCAGTTCGGTGAGCACCTTCTCCGTGGACAGTTCCAGCTTTGCGCTGATTCGGTCCATGCGCGCCGCAAGATAGGCGCGCACCGACGGCAGGTTCAGCAGCCGGCTTGCGGCCGCATCGGCAGCCCGCCCTTTCCCCTTGTATCCGGCACGGCGATACGCCGCCACAGCGTTGAAATCCGCCGCATATTCGTCCGCGAACAACCGCTGCTGCTCGCTCAACCCCGTCGCAGGGTCGGTTGTCGTCCTCGGCATGTCTGTTAACGCTACCTAACGCCCCTCTACCGAATCACGCCATCGGCCCGCAGCTTCGCCAGACAAGCGCGCTGCGCTTCGTCCTTTGCAGCCTCGGCCTCGAAAATCCCCATCACCTGCAGCGCCCACTCATCCATCTGCGCCAGCTCGGGCAACGGAGGAAGCTGCGCCCGGGGGGATTTCTCGCACTCCACGCGCGGTGGCATTGGCGCGCTGTCGGGCCGCGTCGAGCTCTGCCCGCACGCCGTCAGGGCGAACACAGCCCACAGCCACAGGACGATCGCGATAGATCGTGCGGATGCGTTCAACAGCGTCATGGGTCTTTGCCTCGATGGGCGGCAGGTTGGCGCGCAGGTAGTCGAGCATGTCGGTGGTCGCTGCGCTGCTGGCCACCTCGCGGCGGTCTGTTTCCACACGCGCCGCCGCGGCAGCACGCGCGTGTTCTTCCTGGCAGGCAGTCGCGCCGGCCGCCTTGCCCGCTTCGAATACCGTGTGATGGGCGAAGGCCAATAGCGCGATGAGCACTGCAAGTGCAACGGCGTACGCATAGGCCTTCATCCCGAATCAGCCTCGCCGCGCCTTGACCGCCAGCGCGATGACGCCGGCGCCGAGCACGAACAAGAACGCGGCGCCAAGCGGAGACCCTGCGTGGTATGCGCCGACGCCGGCAGCGCCGAACAAGACGGCAAAGAACCAGGTCATCGCGCGTCCAGCCGTTCCAGCAGCGCATAGCCTAGTAACGGCCACAACTTCTCGATCGCGTTCTGTCGCGCAATCTTACGACCAATTTCTGCGTCAAAGTTCTGCGGACTGACGCAGGCAGACTCGCCCGTCACCGTGAACCCATTGCGCAGCTGAAGCACGCAGAACGTCAGACGCTGCGTTGTCCCCAGGTGCCATCCGTCCTTGTGAACATGCACGGTTTGGTCGTGCTGGATGGCGTCGCTGGCGATGAAGTAGTGCTCGCTTGCGATCGCCGCCTCGAGATCGGCAGAGGTCACTCGCGGTGCCGTCAATCCTTTCGCTTCGATGTCGCTTTCAATCTGAGAACGATCCATCTGATACTCCCGCTGCAAGCCAAGAAGGGCGCCGACGGCGTCGGCCGTTGATGGGTCAGTAAGCTACGGGCCGTCCCGAATACGAACACCTGCCACCACGGTTCGGAAATCCGGCCAGCAGATCCACCGCTCTTCCGTCCGGCGCGCAAACAAGCCGGCGAAGAACCTGCCGCCCGCGAACGACCACCCACGATTCCCGCCGTCGCTGTTTCGCGCCTCGGTCAACTCGCGGCAGGCACCCTGCATGTCGCCGGCATTCGCTTTGCGCTGCAGCGTCGAGCCGCACACCAGCTTCGGTCCGAGGTTCACCACGCCATCCGCGATCGCGCCGAGCTGGTTGCTCGTCAGCGGCCAGGTGATGCAGCCGGCGACGGTATCCATCGCCTCTGCGATGTCCTCGGCGCGCCATGCCGCGCACTGCTCCATCGACACCCGCATGCCCAGCCTCACGCCGCGCGTGTGGCCATCGCAGATCGTTGCCACGCCCACAGGGTCGAGATACGCAACCGTCGGATCGCGTGCCGGCTCCCACTTCCCGACCAGCGTTCCCGTGATCGTGACCGCCGCAACAACCACCGCAGTCCCGTAGCGCTGAACCGCGTTCACGCCTGGTCACGCCTCGCGCGCCACTCGCGGCCCCATTTCCACACCAAGTACAGCGCCTGCAGCGCGATGTACGCGATCGTGGATGCGTACATCCATTCCTGGACACCCCATCCCGCTGCGGAAGCTGCCGCCATTCCAATCGCAGGCGCCGCTTTCGTTGCGCCGTTGGCAATGTCGCTGGCAATCTCAGCTGGCATTGATCGTGATCCTGTTCGCATGGATGCCTCCGTTGCCGGGGCGGGAAACGAAAAAGCCCGCGCATGGCGGGCCTCAAGGAATATGAGCGCGGCCTTTCGACCACGCGCATGCAGGGTCAACAGCCCGGGAGCGGAGAGCCGCCCACCTGCGACACCCGCCGCAGGCTTCCTCTCCCCGTCGCGATCTCGGCGATCAGACCACCCCCTGCTGCCAGCAGTTATTCCGGGGCAATGAACCCGGCCGTACTTCCGCGGCACCGATCTGGCTGGCCGCGGATGATCGCTGCACGGCAATGAGAGCCGTCGCGCGAGCATAGGTTGGCCGGCGGCGCGTCGAAGACGGTTGGGATGCCGCCGGCCAGCGCCGAAGGGCGCTTTTCTGATCGTTGAAACGCAAAAACCGCCTCGCGGCGGTTTCGTGTCCTGGCCCAACATCTGACCAGATGCGGGCGCGTTTTCCTCACTTTTCGGCTGCGAGGCGCTACTTTCGGACAATAGCGAAACGATGGGCTATTCGATGCAAAAAGTCAAGTGTTGGCCCGCATCTGCCAGATGTTGGCATCTCGCCCCGTCTCATGCCGTGGTACTTCGCTCAGTACGATGCCTCCATGGCTCGCACCTACCAGACGCCGAAGACGCACGCCGTACCTCCGCGCCGTCGAGCAGCTCATCTTGCAGGTGCTGAAGCCATTCGCGCCGTGTCAGGTCCGTGCGCGCAAGCGTCGTGCCGTACTTCGCGATGCCAGCTTGCGATCGCGAGAGCAACTTTTCGCGTACGCGCTCGACGATCGGATCAGTGTGTTCGTTCATCGCTTCATCTCCAGTAGTCCGGGCCGCCGTGGTCGCTCGATCACGTCGCGGCAAAGTTGGCCGATGTCGATCGTTGGTTTGGCTTCCAGCAGCACCACGCCGTCGACGTCGATCGTGATGTGCATGTCTTCGCCGCGTTCCTTCGCGGATTCGATGTGGTTGGCAAACAGGTATCGGCAGGCATCGGCCGCGGCGGTGTTGGCGGCGTGTTCGAGGTAGCCGCAGGTCTCGCGCAGCAGGTGGCGGTACATCGCGCGGGGCATGCGGGCGTCTTTCGCGGCAACGCCCAGGTTGCGGCGGTGCTCCGGAACGATCAGGTCGTGGAAGGCGTCGTACAGCGCAATGCGGGCGCGGTGGGTGTATGGCGCGTCCACGATGCCGGGGTAGTCGCGCTGCGCCTGCAGGTGGGCCAACACGCGCGCGTGGCCGGTGCGCTCCACCTTGTGCCATTCGTAGGGGCGCTGGCACGCCATCGCCATTGCCATGGCGGAGCCGAGCTTGTCTTGCGCGGTCGCCACGGCGTGCGCGATATCCAATGGTGTCACCGGCACGGCCGTGGTTGCGCCGGGCTGCTTCGGTGTGCGGAATGTCGATCGCCCCGCCATGCGCGCAAGGATCTCGATCGGCTCCGGGCGCGCATCGGTGTGTGGGTCGAGGCGATGGCGGGTGCGGTCGTAGTGGCGGCGGGTCATGCGTTGC